ATCGGTGTTAATCCTGCATGGAATTTAGGAGTAAAAACAGCTAAAAACGATTTAATTTGTTTATTAAATGATGATATAACATTTAATTTTAAAACATTAAAAACAAATTTATCAACAATAGAAGCTATGTCTTCAGAATGCATGATTGGATTTGATGCAAATCAAAATTTCTTTGATATATTAAATGAAGATTTAGAAGTATTTCGCTTTAAAACAGCACCATGTCGTACATTAGGTTTTGGATGTATGATGATTCTTTCAAAGAAAAATTATATTGAAATAGATGAAAGAATGAAAATATACTGTGGTGATGATTTATTATATTGGTGGAATAAAGATAAACACCAGAAGAATATTTATAATATAGAAAATTTAAAAGCAACAGGATATTTAAGTTACACAAGTAGAGATTATGAACATTTTATGCATCCTGAAGTAGATATTTTTCAAGAAGTAATTAAAAAATTATAATATGAAAGTAAAATTAAAATTAGTTGATGTTTTAAATCTAGAAGCAGAATTATCTGGATTTGTTGATCCTAAAGGAAATGTTATAGTTGAAGGATTATTAAATCAACCTATATCTTATCAATTAAAATATAATTTAAGACAAGATTTAAAAAATATTGTAAAAGAAAAAGATATAATTTTACAAACACAAGATGATTTAATAAAAAAATACGGAAATGTGGATTCAACTGGAAGGTTTGGGTTAGATAAGTTTGTTCCTGAATTAGATGAAAATGGAAAAGATACTGGGAAGAATATTTTAAATCTAAATTTTACTCAATATAATGAAGAGTGGAATAATTTTATATTAGAAAACACTATTGATGTTGAGCTTACTGAAATTCCTTTTAGTGAATTAGCTCATTTGAAAACAAAAGATAATTATGTTGTGATAGACACTTATTTTTTAAAAACAGATGAATAAATTTTTAGAAATAGCTCAATCTTGGATTACAGCAATAAATCCATCAGAAGAAAAACAACAAATAGCAGATCAACGTATTGCTGTATGTAATACATGTGAATTTAGAAAATATAATGATGTGGGTGATTTTTATTATTGTGGAAGATGTGGTTGCCCTTTAAAAGGTAAAATATATTCCCCAGTAGAAAAATCTTGCCCAGAAAATAAATGGCCAGTATGATAAAACCTACAAAATTAACAGATGAAGAATTTAACAAGGTTAATGAACTTCAAAAAGAATTTCAAATAATTGCTCTCCAAATGGGTGAGTTACATATAATTGAACGCAATTTAGAAGAAGAATTAGATAAAGTAAAAACAGAATTAAAAAACTTTTATCTTAGCTATAAAAAAGTTCAAGAAAAAGAAAAAGAATTAGTAAACACCTTAGAATCAAATTATCCAGGTGTTAACATTAATTTTGAAACAGGCGAACTTTCATAGTTCGCCTTTCGTTTTTGATTCTCTGCTATATATTTATTGTAGAATTACCCGAATATATTTAATACTAAAAATACAATGGCAGAAAAAATTATATCACCTGGTGTATTTGTTAACGAAAGCGACAAATCATTAGTATCAAGAGGACCTGTTGTAACTGGAGCCGCAATTGTTGGCCCAACAGTAAATGGACGCCCATTAGTCCCTACAGTAGTTACCTCATATTCAGATTATGTTTCTCAATTTGGTGAAACATTTAAATCAGGAAGTCAATATTATGAATATTTCACTTCACTAGCAGCTAAAGAATACTTCTCAGGTGGTGGTCAATCATTGCTTGTTACTCGTATTATTTCAGGTTCTGCTTATAACACATACGCACAAGCGTCTGTTTCTTCATTCTCTGATTCTGCGGTAGCTTCATTTACTTTAGAAGCATTAGCATATGGAGATCAATTAAACAACACAAGTTCTTTGTCAGCTGGAGGTGCTTTAGCATCAGGTTCTTCAAATAACGTTCGTTGGGAAGTAACAAACGTTAATACAGGAAGTGGTACATTTACTATTACTGTTCGTCAAGGTGATGACAATACACAAAACAAAAATGTCTTAGAAACTTGGGCTAACTTATCATTAGACCCACAATTGCCTAACTATATTTCTCGTGTAATTGGAGATGAAAAACCAGTATATGTAGCTGCCGCAGGAGGTGATTCAGCTTACGTACAATTAACAGGTTCATACGCTGTATCTAGTCAATATGTTCGTGTAGCTTCAATTACTACTATTCAAGCTGATTCAATTGATAATGATGGTAACTATAAAGCTACTCAATACTCAGGTTCATTACCTGCTGTAGGATCTGGCTCATATGGTGGTTCATTCTCAGGTGGTGTTGCTGCTACAAATCGTGCGAGCGCAGCATTTTTTGATAATATTACTCCTTCTGCCACAAACTCACAAGGATTTATTATGACAGAATATGAAGCAGGTATTGCTTTACTTTCAAATAAAGATGAGTATGATTTCAATTTATTGTTATCTCCAGGTTTATTTTTAAGTGCTAATGCAAACGCTACTTCAGATAATATTATAGGAATTGCTGAAGATCGCGGAGATGCTTTTGCAATTGCTGATTTAGTAGCATTTGGCGCCGGTAAAAACGGAGCAATACAAGCTGCTGCTGGTTCAACTTCTAACTATGGTGCTGGTTATTGGCCATGGGTTCAAACATTTAGCGCTAACTTAGGTCGCCCAGTATGGGTTCCGGCTTCAGTAGTAATGGCTGGTGTTTACTCATTCAATGATCAAGTAGGTGCTGAATGGTTCGCTCCTGCAGGTTTAAATCGTGGTGGAATTGGTTCAGTAATTAGAGCTGAAAAGAAATTATCAGCAGACGATCGTGATAGCTTATACGAAGCAAATGTTAATCCATTAGCAACATTCCCAGGTGAGGGAGTTGTAGCATTTGGTCAGAAAACATTCCAAAAACGTGCAACTTCATTAGATCGTATTAATGTTCGTCGTTTATTGATTAACTTGAAGCGCTTTGTAACATCAGTTTCTCGTCAATTAGTATTTGAACAAAATACTACTGTAACACGTAATCGTTTCTTATCAACTGTAAATCCATATATGGAATCAGTTGTATCAAGACAAGGTTTATATGCTTACAAAGTAATAATGGACGATACAAACAATACAGCAGATGTAATTGATCGTAATCAATTAGTTGGTCAAATTTATGTTCAACCTACTAAAACTGCTGAATTTATTATCTTGGATTTCACTCTACAACCAACCGGAGCTACTTTCCCAGTATAATAAAAATTTAAAATTTAGATATTTATAATAAACAAGAATATAAACAATGGCAGTATTAGACGCATCAGAGATTATGTTTACCGCTTTTGAACCTAAGGTTCAAAACAGATTCATAATGTACATAGACGGTATCCCAGCTTACTTAATTAAAAAAGCTGCTTCCCCACAATTTGAAGCTAATGAAATCGTATTAGATCATATCAACGTTTACCGTAAAATTAAAGGTAAAGTTAGATGGCAAGACATGACATTAGAACTTTATGATCCAATCGCTCCATCAGGTGCGCAAGCAGTAATGGAGTGGGCTCGTTTAGCACACGAATCAGTAACAGGTCGTGATGGTTATTCCGATTTTTACAAGAAAGATTTAGTATTAAACGTATTAGGACCAGTTGGTGATGTTGTTTCAGAATGGATTATCAAAGGTGCTTATGCTAAATCTGCTAACTTTGGTGATTATGATTGGTCACAAGGTGAATCTGCTGCCTCTATTTCATTAACAATTGCAATGGATTATTGCGTATTGAACTACTAATAATAATTAGATTAAAGTAATAAAACCCTTCGACATTTTGTTGGAGGGTTTTTTCTTTTGTATATTTATATATAGAACATAAAACAGTTATATGGAACCAAAATTCAAATTACCTACTGAAACCATTACCCTCCCTTCAAAAGGTTTATTATATTCAACAGAAAACCCATTATCTAAAGGAGAAATTGAAATGTCTTACATGTCCGCAAAGCATGAAGATATATTAACAAACATGAATTATATCAAAAATGGAACAGCTATTGATAAATTGCTACAAGCATTAGTTGTTACTCCAATTAATTTTGATGATTTAATTGTTGGTGATAAAAATGCAATTTTAATTGCTGCTCGTATTTTAGGATACGGTAAAGATTATCCTATTAGATTTTATAATACATCTACTAGATCTGAAGATGATTATACAATTGATTTAACAACATTAAATGAAAAAGAAGTAGACCAATCATTATTCACCTCAGGAAAAAATGAATTTATGTTTACTTTACCCCAATCCAAAAACAACATTACATTTAAATTTTTAACAGGAGGAGACGAAAAGAAAATCACTCAAGAAATTAATGGATTAAAGAAATTATATCCAAATGATTCGTTTGATTTAACTACTCGTTTAAAGTATATGATTACTTCTGTTGAGGGATCACGCGAAACTAAAGACATACGCGAGTTTGTCGATAATTATCTTACGGCGCAAGATTCACGTGCGTTCCGCGAGTATTATGCCAAATCAATGCCCGATATTAATTTAGATATAACTGTAGAAAAAGATGGGTACACACAGGAGGGTGTAACGGTACCAATTGGTATTAA